AATTAAATTAGGGTATATTAGGGTATATTAGGAACTGCTTATATTAGGGTTTGCTACTGGACTTGGTTTTCTTAGCCTTTTTCTTAGCCTTTTTCTTAGTAGTTTTCTTAGCCTTCTTTTTAGTAGTTTTCTTCCACCTATCATTTATGCCTCGAACTTTATCTAGATTATCAATAGTAATATCTAATTCTTTTGGATAAGCAAATACATTAAGTGCAAAACTATTATCAAACAAATCTAACTTATTATCAAAATTATTATCAGAATTATAATAAGACGATGGTACCCAATAACAACTATAATTAATATCTTTCATTAATTGTAATAATTCTTTTGAGTTTCCATCACAATTTACTATTATAAATGGGCGTAAATTTGAAAACATAGACTCACCTGTTTGTAGTATATCTGCTTCATTACCACTTACATTAACTTTTACTAAACCACAATGCTCTAATCCAATATCATCCAATTTAAACACAGCACATTGTTCTAAAGTATCACCACTATCTTTAATAGTAGTTTTTAAATTACCATGATCTATTTCATCATTAATATTATTAATAGGAATATATAAAGGACGTTGAGTACCTATCGCCGCTTTAAAATGTTGTGCGTTGAATGCGTTGTTGAGGGTTAAATTGGTGACTAAAAAATAATAATTTAAATCACTAGGTTCAAAACTTAAAATTTTACCTTCATCTCCAACTAATTTACTGTAAAAAACAGAATGAATACCGATATTAGCTCCTACATCAACTACATTAGTGCCTGGACGTATAATTTGTGATGCTAATGCCAATTCTGCTTCTGCGTATTCGCCATAATTATCTAAACTACGACCAATTACAACATCATTTAAATTATAAGCAAAATCACCATGCTTACATTGTTTTACTCGTACACTACCTTGTGATACAATTGGAAATCCCATAATATTACTTATACCCTTTTACTATAATCTGTTATTGTCCCATTCATCCATGTTAACAACAGAGCAGTTTCATCAAAATAATTCTTACTCTGTATCATTTTATGTGTGCTTTTAGGCAACACACCCCTATCCATTAGATCAACCATTGTTAAATCAAACGGATCATCTGGTTCATTCCAGTTGCGAGCTGGTTTTACAACCGCATATATATTACGATTGTTTTCTAATTTTTGAAAGTACCCGCCTTGACAATCCCAACCAGACATTGCTAAATGTCGTATTAATATAGGTAAATTATAATAATTTCTATCATACTGATCAAATTTACTTTTTAAACGATTATATTCCATATCTAAAGTTTGCGGCACAGCGAGCAGTAGTAATGAGTAATCTGTCATTACTCGCCTTATTTCTATTAATCCTTGTACTGGATCTTTTAATTGCTGTAAAGTATGATGACACCAACCCATATTAAATTCGTCATCTTTATAAGGCATTGATAATATATCACCTTGAACTCTATCAAACTTGTCTGTTTTTGAATCTATTAAATCTATGCCTGAAACTTTTGTATAATTAGCATATTGGTCATTTTCATCAAATGGTGCTTGATTGCAAAACCATTGAGTTATCGAACCATCACCACATCCAAAATCACAAATATGAATCATATTAGTAAATAATTCTGCTGACACTACTTTAAAAAATTCATCAGCTGAATTTTTTAAGTGTAAATGTTCACCAATCATCCTTCGTTTTTGATCAGAATTCATTATACTGTAACGTCCTCCATTCCTGAAGTTCTCAATCTTATTATATTACTTACCTGAAATTGCTTAACATCTAATCCCTTAATAACTCCTAACCATTTATTTCGTACAAGTGCGACTTCATTTATAATTGTTTCGAGGTCTATTACCTCGTCTTCTCCATCGACATACTTTTCAACATCGCGGGAGGTCAGGGCCCGCTGATAATTCTCTAAATAACTCTTAAAGTGCTTACGCCTTACTTTTCTTAATTGAATGTTTAGAAACTGTAATATTGCTTCTATTTCTTGTAACTGGTTAAACCTGTGCTCTACAATGCCAGGTAATTCAGACGAATTCTTCTCTAATATTCCTTTTATTTTAACATCTTTTTTTGCTGGTATTAATTCACCTTCATAATACTCTAATGCATCAGGAATATTGATCAAATCTTGAACTATTTTATTATACCAAGTCATATATCACCAGTCGTCTTCGTCATCAAATTCCTCAACATCATTTAAGTCTTCTAATGCTTGAGCAATTACTGGACAGTTATCTGCCAACTCACTCAACGTGTCAGCAGTAGTGTCCTCATTTAAATAATTGACAATTTGTTCCGCGGCTGATGATACTTCTTTTTTTGGTATATATGCTTTAAGTATGTCCCAAATATTTACTAGAACAGTATCTTCCACAAATGATCCTCGTTTTTAGAGTTATTTATGTTAATCGGCCGTTTCTTCCTCTTGTGCTGATACGTTAAAATTGCGAGCAACAAGGTCTTCCATTACGATATCTAACTTCTCTCCAATCCAACCTTTCCTAAACTCTAAAATTTCTGTACCATCTTTACAAATGTATTTTAACCTATTTCCTTGCTTCGCAACCCAGGACTGTGCTTCAAACATCTCAAGTAATCCACTATATGGATCCATGCCTTGTTCATAAGGAATTTTAACATGAACTCCCTCAAATGGTTTTGCGTAACGAGTTTTCATTACTTTACAAGCGGCTCGTATACCGTGTACTTGTGATGTTTTAGTTCCTTCGCTATCTTCTTTTAACTTTAAAAGTTTCATAGCAATTACTATTGAAGATGCATAAATGAACCCTTGTCCACCACTAATTTTATCATCTGGATTAAACATATCTTGTGATGCATAAGTGTGATTAGTTGCTACTAAACCAACATTATATCCACCAAACATATTAACGCAATTACGAACTAATGCTGTTAATGCTTTAGGTTTACGACCCAAATCACCTTTCATATCACCTCTATCAAACTGATCTACATCAGTTTGAGTTAATAACATACCAAGTGAATCAATAACAAATAATATCTTAGGGCGTTCTTCCTCAGACATTAATTTATAATCTTTCATAAATGTACTAATGGTTTTAGCGACATCATCGATCATACTCATACTCAATCGCATTATTTTATCTTCGTCAGTACTGACGCCGATTCGTTCTAACCACTCTTTATCAAGAGCATTTTCACTATCTATTAATACTACAAAAATTCCTTGTTCTTGAGCAGCCTTTACAATATTGCCTGCCGCAATATACGACTTTCCTGAACCTGATTCTCCGGCAAGTACTGTTACTCTGCCAAGTGGAACTCCTTTATAAAAGTCTCCACTTACGAGATAATTGAGACAATAGTTGCCTAATGAGATCCAGTCTGTTGGATCGTTAAAACCTACAGATAATCCATCTATAGATTTTGTAATATCTCGTCTAAATTTACTTACGTCAAATGGTTTTACCATAATTGTTTCCTAAAGAAATTCTATAATTATAATATGTGGAGCGGTTTCCCGCCCCACATATCTAACTTATTTTACTGATTCTGTCTTGAGCGGATAGTCGCTAAAATATCCTCTGCTTTAGAACCGCCACTACTCTTTGGAGTTTCGGAGACACTCACTTCTTGTTTTGCTTCCTTTTCCTCAGTTGCGGCAGTGGATGCTACTGGGGCGGTGGAAGTTCTTGTTCCATTATCTGGTTTTGCGAAACCAGATGGGCGGAAATACTGACCATAAAGATCAGGATCATACTGATTACCATCAACAGATGCTTCGAACATGTCTTTGATGACATTTACTGCTGTCTCTTCAGGTTTCTTTGGAAGGAAGTCACTTAAATTCCAAAGTCCGTGTTCAGTAATAGCACCCATCTCATCTTTGTCCAACGCTCGTTCACGTCGTGACCAGGATGATGTTGAGTAATCAGAATAGCCGCCTTTTGTTGTTTTTGTCAAACGGAAATCCAAACCCTGTGTATAGTCGACTGGAAGTTCCTCTAATTCAGGATCCATCAAAGCCGCTTTTAAGATTTGGAAAATCTGTGGACCGATAATAAATCGGCGAATGGGATTTTCTGGAACTGTATCCTCTGCGAGAGGACTATCCAAAACAAATCCTTGGAAAACGTAAGAACGCTTTTTCCAATATTTCCGACCCATATCCTCAAGGGATGAGTCTTTGAACCAAGTGCGAACCTCGGTCAATACTGGGCAAGTTTCTCCAAACATTTCCATACAGGGAACCTGTACAAAGCAGTTTTTAGAATCATTGTCTCCTTTAATACCTTGAAAAGGAAGCCTGATCATAAGTCTTTCTGCCCAAAAGAACGGATTGCTCTCGTTTAAGTCGGGTAGAAATCGTAATACTGCTGTGGATTGCTCTGGGATATTCCAGAATGGGTAAATGGCGTTATCGCCACTAAATTTAGAACCGCTACTTTTATTGTCTTGTGCCTGTAGCCGCGCACGTATGTCTGCTAATGATGCCATAATAATATGCCTCTTGTCTGTTATTTGCCTAAAATGTGCCTGATCATACAATGCACATTAATATACATTATATGATATTGTATTTAGTTTGTCAAGTAAAAAGAGGGTGTTTTATGGTTTTTTTAAAGATTTTATCTTAACTACGAAGTTGCCTGGCTCTGCTTACACGATCCAATGATTCATTTGACCGACGATTTTTACGTTTTTGTTTTTGTAATGCAGAGAGTATCTTATCTAATTCTTTAAATTTTTTACGTGTAATACCGGGTGCATTCATTTCAGTGCTTATTCTAGTTATTTCTGAATTAACTTGACTAGAAGGCATAGCACTAATTAGTTTATCTCGAGCAGGATCATCACTTGGAAAATCAGTAATTACAGTATCTCCATCGCGTTCTGGCTCTGGCAATGTACCATCATTGAAAGCCTTGAGCCAGGCTTTCCTTTCGGCACGTTCCTTGTCGACAACCGCCTGAAGTGCGGCCTCTTTCTGAGCTTTTTGCATATGCTTTATTAATCTAAGAATATTTCTTTTTTCTATCTGGCGTTCTTCTTGTTTTGTTGGATCGCCATACAGAATCTTATCGCCTATATCTTGAACTTTATCTATTAACCTGTTTATTTCTGGCTCGTATCCCCAATCTTGTTCTTTCTTGAAAACACTATCGGGATCACCCCAAAACGATGAAGTATCGGTCGTTTCAGAATCTGGATCGTCAGCACTTGCTCCCACGGCCGTAGCCATCCCAGTCAATCCCAAAGTGGCGGCGAGGCCGTTCTTCGTAGCGGCCGCACTAATAGCTGCTTTAGATGTTAACCCGGCCGCAATTGGTGAGGTGAGTGCAACTGCCGGAAGCCACGCTGGAGCTGTTATAAGTCCTAAAGCAACTGCCGCCATTACAGCAATTGCTCTGCTTTGTGCGGCTGTCTTGTCAGCAGTTACATCTTGCGCGGTATATGCGGCCCATGCGCCATCATCACCTTGTTTTAAACTATAACCTAATGGTGTGAGCTGGCCAGTTTCAGGATTTAGTATTCCGGCTGATGACACGGTGGCAGTTAATGCGGCTAATTGCCTACGGGCCATAGCGGCAATAACTGGATTTTTATGTTCTGTTGCTTTGTTTGCAATACCCTCGCCAGATTTAATAACAAATCCACCATTAACAATCTTTTGACCTTCATCACCTGCCTCTTTCTCTGATTTAGTCATAAAATCTGGCTTGCCTGAATCCGTTTCGCCTGGCTGTGGGCCTGGTGCTATTACTATATCAG